GTAAGTCCATAGTTTCAGGGTTAATTGATACATTAACTTTCTTCGGTTTCTGCATTTTCTTCCTCGTCTTCCCACTCTGCCATGTTCCATGAGATACAAAACTCCTCATCTATCTCTGATGGACTGATATCAAATCCATGTTGTTTCATGACCCTCTCCTACCAATTGGCTAATTTTTTGAATGCCTTTTTATACTCGGCATGGTTCTTAAATGATCCGACCACCATACAATGCTCTAGGAATCTATCGTCCATAAAATACCCTTGTGCCATCTCGTTATGAGATTTACCAAGATCCTTATAAGATTCACCCTCGTATGCGTCTGCGATAACAAACTTCAAACTTTCCCATAAATCGTGATCGTATCCATTCGGGCATAGATCTACCCCGTCTATCCTCCCGTATCCGTCATAGATACCCTCGACCTTTAGACCGCCAGGGTAAAGCACCACGACTGTATGTAGTTTCGGGTAATTGATACAGTCCGCCACTACGGGTAAGTGTGTTTTTGCACAAGTCTTAGAAAAGAATCCCATATATATCTCCTTTACATTACAGGTAAGCAACTCTCTTTATCATCAGAGGTAAACAACGCACCCCCACCATTTCCCTCGTCATCACGGCTTGGGAAGAACCACAAACCATCTTCCGTTTGGAATGCCACGACCCTCTCACACCATCCCAAATCTTCCGCCTCATCTTTCGTAAGGTATCTAACATCTACGATCTTTTTATTTAATAACAACTGTCTTGCTATTTGTTCCCATCTATCCATGACCTTCTCCTGTGTTGTGTTGCAATATGTTAATCGTATATATATCTTGTATTGTAGGATACAATTTACCACCATGTCCATATAGGGATTTACCCTAAGCCTGACCCTCTTAAAAACTTTATAAAATCCGCCCTCTCCCGTCTGCGTTTCTCCGCCTCTCGTAAGGGTTTGGAATATAGAATGCTCTTGATCTTGAGCATATAGCAGTCTTTAACGGGATTCATGCCTGACCCTCTCCTGTTTTTTGTCGATATCGCCTCGGATTTTGCATTGTCTAGCAATCTCCTCAGCGTTGCAGTTCAGGGCAAAATAATGCTCTAATCCTGCGTAAATTTTGGGCAAGTCTTCGGGTCTTGGGTTTTCCATTATGTCCACAATTAGGGCATGGGTCTGAGCCTCTCGAATTTCCCTCGGGGTTTCTGCGAAAAAATCCGCCTCTTTCCCGTTCATGGTTTTTTTATCGGCATGGGTTAGCCCTATGGTATAGCCGTTAAACTCGCACACGATTAAATAGCGTCCAAACTTATCTAATATCACTTCATAATTCTTATTCCCGTGGTAAACCTTGCGACCCTCTGCAATTGCGTCTTTAATTTCTTGTAGTGTCATGTCTTAATCTTCCTCTCGTGGTTCTTCATTTGGTCTATAAGCAAGATCGTAAAACCCCCGTTCTTCAGGTGGCACTATTACAATTTGCCCGTTTTCATCTCTAAATTCATGCCCGTAGGAATCTAAAGCGATCCCGTTTTTATCTATGTAATAAAATTCCATAATTAAATCCATTCATGCTTTAAAGAATATCCATCATTAAATAAGCGATAACCAAGCCCGTGAACTAGGTGATATCCCATATCCATACCGCAACCGCCAACCTTATAACCATCTTTTGGGGGTTCTTCCCCTCTGAGATAAGCAAAATATCCCGATAAGTAGATTTTTTTGTCATCTTTAAAGGTATATAGATCAATCCGTCTTTGCATTCCAGAACGGGAAACATGACGCAAAACTGTATAAACAGTATCGTCAGGTTTTAAGATCTTTAATAGTGATTCCTTAGCACTCTCCGCCATCAATCGCTTACCCTCTGCATTGGTTAGAATCTCGCACCCTTCCCAATTTTGGGGGTTAGTGGTCTGCATAATATGCCCGTCTTTTAGTCGAATGTATTTCATTTTTTAAACTCCCGTTCCTTTTTCATGTTTTAAACAATCTTCACAATCACAATCAATCACATCATTTTTGACCGCAGTCTTTACCTCTGCTAGGGTATCGAATCCCCTACAATGCACCAAATCATCAGAAAACCGATAACCAAAAGGCAACCATAAAAAATACTCGTTCCCATCCCATGAGGGGGTAATCTCTAAATCTCGCTTAATGTTTAGTTTGTAAACCATAAAACCTCCAATAAAATTTGATCTCATCAGTAAGGGCAAAACCCTTAGACCCCTTTCGGGGTTTCGATCTAGTAACCCTGGGATAAAGCCCATTCCTCTATTTTGTCTATTGTTGCGGGGCTAATCTCTAAGGTATTTCCCTCGTCATCTTCAAACCTTCCAAGGTCTTGAAGTAGTGCCAAACTATGAGAGAATTTACCCTTTTGCACATAACAATTATTTGAATCCCCGAAGTCCATAAAAGTAACTGTAAAGCCATTAATTTTTGTTTCTTTTTCCATGATCTAATCCTTTATCTATAAGGGTTTAACTACTAATTAATACCATATAAAACTTATTGCTATGTATTGCATTCTATACTACTTAACGGGCTTGTCAATACTTTTGTTTACTTATTCCCACTATTTATTACCTATGACTTTCCCTAATGTTTTTATATACAGCCTGTGATTGCATACAGTAGAAAATAGGTATATGATTTGTTCTCATGTTAGACCTATGATTTACCACTAGATTACATAACCAAGATAAACCTAAAAAAACCGCTAATTTATTCATATGGCAAAAATCACCAAGAGAGAGATAAGAGAAGGATTAGAGCAGATACCTATTGAGCAGATATTGCTAGGATCAATGGGAGATAAGCAACTAACCCACAAACAAAAGACATTCGCCAAACAGGTCGCACTAGGCAAACCAAAGGCACAGGCTTATAAGATCGCTTATGACACTAATGGGAATCCAATAACCGCCTCAGCGAATGCTCAAAAGTTAATGGGTGATACTCGCATAAAACTATTAGTAGATGCTTATTCAAGGGCTTTTGAGGCGAGGGAATATCAAAAACCCGAAAGATTAAGGGAACTTGTAATCCACCAACTAACCGAACTAGCCCTAAATCCTGAGGTGAAAGACGCACAACGCATAAGATCCCTAGAATTGTTGGGAAAGGTTAGCGAGGTCGGGGCATTCGTGGACAGGAAAGAAACACGGGTAATACATGAGAGTAGCAAGATCAAGGAAAGACTATTAGACCAACTAAAAACTATTATTAATGTTGACGCCTCAGAGATAGACGAGGGGGAAAGTCTGCTCAGGGAATTATCAGGATCGACAGAATCAGAACCCCAAGATCACGACCCCACCACCACCCGACCCCCCGAATTTGACCACGCCGAGCATGGAACTGTAATACATAGTATTCCCAACACTCAATCCGCCTCTTCTAACATCTCTGATGAAAAAACGCCTCTGCAAGCTACTGATTTAGAACAGGAAAAAAGTGAAGTGGAAACGTTTCCACCTGATACCCCCCTTGAAGAATCTAAAGAAGAGGGGGTGGGGGGTGCAAATTTAGGAAAAGACGATAAAAGTAAGGATATAGAAACACCCCCCCATGCAAATTGGAAAGAAAAAGGGTAGGGGGTATATGTTTAATAAAAAAGTCTTGTTTGTTAACTATCGGTGGTACTACGGGTGGAATCTATTCTGGTGGAAGATAGAAGGGTGTGATCCCCTTAATGGGATTAATGTATATCATCCTTCTGATCCGAATAGCCTTGGGTTTGTCCTAAAGGCGGGCAAGTTTATGCTCCGTGTGCGGTGGTCTAAGCGGGCGAAGAAGTTTTTCTGGGGATTTAAGTGAGTAAAGAGGAATTGGCTATACAGACTCTTAATCATCTTCTTAGGAATGATAAGGATTCCCTGCTCCGTGTTATGACGTCAATCAAGCGGGCGATATGGGAAGAAGAGTCTAAGTGCCTGGCAAACAGGGTTATAGAAAGAGCTAAGAAATGACGCCCCGCCAACAGGATATTTATCTGGTGATAGAGATGTGGTGGAAGAAGTACGGATATAGTCCTTCTATAGATGAGATTATGATGGTCTCTAAAGATAAGAGTCGTAGTAATGTTTCTAGACTGATTAATGAGTTAGTCAAGATTGGTGCCTGTAAGAAGATCCAAAATAAGCGGCGGACGTTAAGACCTTCTGGAATTAAGTTTAGAAACTTAAGTGACTTACTTGAATAATTTAGAAAAACTAATAGCGCAAGCCCCTCCAGAGGAACAGGAGATACTCCTAAAAACAGCCTTGGAGTACCGAGATTCTCTTATGAGAGAGAAAGCGGAGAAGAACTTTCTGCCGTTTGTGAAACAGATGTGGCCCAGCTTTATAGATGGCAGACATCACAAGGTCATGGCGAAAAAATTTGAGGAGATTGTAAATGGAAAAACTAGACGCCTTATTATTAATATGCCTCCTCGTCATACTAAGTCTGAGTTTGCCTCCTTTCTTCTTCCTGCCTGGTTTTTAGGAAAGTATCCTGATAAGAAGATTATCCAGTGTTCTAATACTGCGGAATTGGCGGTCGGATTCGGACGAAAGGTCAGGAACTTAGTAGGTTCAGAGGTTTATTCTACGGTCTTCCCAAACGTAGGACTCAAGCAGGACTCCAAAGCAGCGGGTCGCTGGAGTACAAACCATGGAGGAGAGTATTTCGCTATCGGGGTAGGGGGTACGGTGACTGGTAAAGGTGCGGATTTACTTATTATTGACGATCCACACTCGGAGCAGGAGGCTGCAATAGCGGCAACCAACCCAGAAATCTACGATAAAGTCTTTGAGTGGTACTCATCAGGTCCTCGTCAGCGTCTCCAACCTGGTGGAAGCATCGTTGTTGTTATGACACGCTGGGCAAAACGGGATTTAACGGGAAGAATTGTCAAAAGCTGGATAGATAAGGACGGGGAAGAGTGGGAAATCATCGACTTTCCTGCAATTCTCCCATCTGGAAACCCACTTTGGCCCGAATTTTGGAGCTTAGAAGAGCTAGAAGCCTTAAGATTAGAGCTTCCGCTGTCAAAATGGAACGCACAGTACCAACAACAGCCTACTTCGGAAGAAGGAGCGATTGTAAAACGGGAATGGTGGAAGCTATGGACGCACGAAAGACCGCCAAAATGTAATTTTGTGATTCAGTCGTGGGATACAGCCTTCACAAAAAACGAAAGAAGCGACTATTCAGCTTGTACGACTTGGGGCGTCTTTTATATGAATGAGAATGAGAGCGATCCCAACGTTATTTTGCTAGATGCGTTCAAAGAACGGATGGAATTCCCAGAACTAAAGGAGCGGGCGTACCAATATTATATGGAATGGGAGCCAGATGCATTCGTTGTGGAGGCAAAA